GGGGCGATGCCTAGCGTGATCGCCTCCTCTTCCCCAATTGAACAATCACCTCCAGCCTTGCAATGTGCTAATCCCAACGCGGCAAAGTACCTTCGAAAAGGCCCGCAATCCGTGAAATTCTCCGCGCGTGCCAGCATGGCAGCTGCTCCAATTGCATGAAGCCTCTCCTTGTGTGATTTGGCTTCAGCGGATGTTGTCCACGATGATGATGCAATGTTCCTGGCGAGTTCGGGGACAAATGTTTGGGTGGGCCCTAACTCATCACACAAAAAGTCAAAGCCCGTGAAAGTCATCTTACGACCCCCAAACACCAACTTCATCCGAAAACCCAAGCTCTCCCATGCATCCTCAATTTGCTTTTGCCGCTCTTCGGTGATGGGTTCATTCGTTGAAAGCGCAGAATCATCACCTTCGAAAGCGTATTTAATCTCGTAAACACGCCCATCATGTGATGACTTGTATCTGGCCCTCAGCTCACCCTGCTGGGTTTTTGCGACCATGTCCTCGGGGTATTCGCACATCACGCACATCCAACACACGTAGTTGATGAGCCAATTGAATGCGCTGGTTCCCCTATGGCCGGATTGCCTGATGGAGTCAATTACAACCCTCACTGGGTTGCGCTGCTTCTTCTCATCAAGCTTAGCTTTCCCACGGAGCTTCTCACCTTTCATGTCACTCATGCATTGCTGAAGCCATCCGTTTGGTACTTCGCTATCTTCACCCAACACTTGGATGATGTGCTCGATGATGCGATTCTCTGTTATGTTTCTGATTGACAAATTGCAGCAAGCATCCCAAGCCGATCCATCTCCTTCGATGATCGTTGGCCTAAGCCTTCGTTCCTTGAAGCGCAAATGCTTGGCCACCCGCGCCATGGCGGCATGCTTGGGGACTCCCTTAATGCTGGCATCCTTAAAGTGCTTGAACAACAAAGTTTCAAAGCACTTCACTGGAAGCAGCATGGCAACCTGACCCTCATCACCGGATGTGATGATTGGCCTTGGGGCTTTCCCTTTGGCTGGCAACGCCTCATTCTGCTTGATCATGAATTCATGGGCGATGTCCTTGCCTTCAATGCTGTCACTAAGCAAATGATTGAAAGCCTGCTTGAAGCGTGCTCCTGACCATTTCTTCGAAGCCATCTCACTTAAAACCGGATTCTGTTCTCGCCATTCCACAATCTTCTTCCTGCTGAACACCTCGGTTATCAGCTTGGTGACTGTTTTGTGGATCTTCTTCTCGAGCTGCTTATCCGGCTTGTATGGCAATGGCTGAACACGCTTGGCCAATCCACATTTCAAGTTCCCCAGTGCCGACTGGAAAACTTCTGTTGGGATCAAGTCAGGCCCGATCTGGCGGGCCATGACTTTCTCTTTCGGTGGGCCGTACAGTTCAGTCAACTGCTTGCTGTTCTTCACTCGCGTTTCAACGCCGTATTCATCGCCTGCAAGCAGTGACCCCATCATCTCACCATCCTGCAAATCCGGGTTGCCGGCTGCTTCTGGATTGATGATCAATGATGGGTCATCCACCGTTCGTGGGCTGGAGCCGGCCAGCGAAGCCGGTCCTGGGGGTGGTTTTAAAGCCGCACTTGGTTCCGCAGCAGTCGGCTTGTCCTGCGATTCTCCACCCTCCGTGATTGTTTGAGTGCGCCTTTGGGGTTTGGCCGCAGAGTATCGCCTGGTAACTCCGGATTGGCCGCTCATGTATCCACCCAGTGCAGCTGGCGCCCACACGCACAGTGCCTGTTTCGTTTCTTCATCTTCTTCCAAAAGTGCCAAATGGTGGATGAACGTTCCGTGAGCTCGATACTCCGAACCCTTCTCGGCGACGGAAGCCGCATGAATTGCACGTTCCACCAACCCCACGGTCTTAAGTGGGATGGGAACTTGCACGGTGTTGATGACCGGGCAACAAAATGATGCAATCATGGGGGCGTATTTGCGGAAAACGCTGTCGCGGGAATCAAGCCCGCGTGGCTCGCTTTCACAACGAACACACCCTGTGTAAACTGGGATCGTGTAAACCCAGAAAGCTTCCTCACTCACCCTGTGCTTCTCGCGCAGCCAGTTCAGCTCCTGCTGGCTGCACTTAGCACATGGTTTGGGGATCACAGCACGGATGCGGTTAAATTCCATGCTGCGGGGTTGACGTAGCGCTGGGGAGCACCCAGCCTCCGGGGACCCAATCCCGGAGCACTCAAGTAAGTCGGGATTCCTCCTTGAGCTTGAG